GCGTGCGGACGGGTTCGATGGGGGGCGCAGCCCTGATCGGCACACCGACGGCGGTCGATGTCTCGCAGGCGGGCAAGAAGCTGCGCCGGGGCATCAAGGTGTATGCGGTCGCGGTGGGGCTCGCCAAACTCGAGTTCTACAACCACCTGCGCCAGAGCGCGGAGGTGGCCGACGACGGCGTGACGGTGACCTACCCGGCCGGTTTCGTCCACCTGCCCAAGATCGACGCCGAGTTCATCCAGCAGCTCTGCGCCGAGCAACTGATCACCCGCCGCGACAGGAATGGCTTTCCGGTGCGGGAGTGGCAGAAGGTGCGTGAGCGCAACGAAGCGCTGGACTGCTACGTGTATGCCCGTGCTGCTGCTGCGGCCGCAGGGCTCGACCGCTTCGAGGAACGCCACTGGCGCGAACTGGAGCGGCAACTGGGGCTGCCGCCGCCCGATGAGCCCATGCCGTCGAACGAAATGCCCGTCGAACGACCTCCCGAGGCCACCCATCGAGGTGGCCTGGGTGTTTCTGGCAACCGCAACACCGGCCGGCGCGTGATCAAGAGCCGCTGGCTGTCCTGACGAGGAGACGCTATGTCACTGACCACCCGTATCGAGAGCCTGGTGCTCCGCGTCGCGCAGGAGTTCAACGACGTCCGCGCGAAGGCCGGGAATCTCGCCCAGCTCACCACCACCGACAAGTCGAGCCTGGTGGCGGCCATCAACGAACTGAAGGCCGCGGTGCAGGCCTCGGGGGCGATCGACGACGCCCAGGTCGCCACCACCAGCACCTACTCGTCGAGCAAGATCGTCACGCTGCTGGAGGTGCTCAAGGCCGAGATCCTGGGCGGGGCCGATGCCGCCTACGACACGCTGCTGGAGATCCAGCAGCTGCTGCAGGACGGCACCAGCGGCCTGGACGCCTTGCTCACTGCGGTGAACCACCGCGTGCGCTTCGACGCCGCGCAGACCCTGACGGCTACCGAGCAGGCCCAGGCGCGCAGCAACATCGGTGCCGTGGCCGCGGCCGAGGTGGGCGACACCGACACCGACTTCGTCGCGATCTTCGAAGGGGCGCTGCTCTGATGAGTCTGGCTGCGCGCATCGCCGCCTTGGCCAGCCGCATCGGCCTGGAGGTCAAGACCAAGATCGATGTCAGCCATCCGGGGCTGGCCCGTGCCTGGGTGTGCTTTGGCCATGTCGGCAACCAGATCGTCGTGCGGGCCGCGCACAACGTCGCCTCGGTCACGCGGCTCGCCCCAGGGCGCTACCGCGTGAGCTTCGCCAGCCCGCTGCCGGACGCGAACTACTGCTGGGTGGGCGTCGCACGCAGCAACACCAACACGGGCACGCAGCGGCTGCTGATCGTGCGCGCGACCGCCGACGAGAAGACGCCGACGCACGTCGATGTGGGCTGTGCGACCACCGCGGCGTCCTTCGCCGACTCCGCCGAGATCAACCTCGTGGTCTACCGCTGATGGCCTACACCCAAGCCGACCTGGACGCCCTGCAAGCCGCGCTCGCCAAGGGCGAGAAGCGCGTGAGCTTCGGCGACAAGACGGTCGAGTACCGCAGCGTGGAGGAACTGCAAGCCGCCATCGCCGCCGTGAAACGCGACCTCTTCGAGCAGGCCGTGGCCACGGGGCTGTGGCCCGGCGCACCCCGGCAGATCCGCCTTCACACGACCAAGGGGACGTGATGGGTTGGCGCACCTCACGAACGCCAGCAAGCTGGCTCAGCACCCTCAAGCGCCGGCTGCTTGGCTCGAGCCCCACCTACGACGGCGTGGGCGGCGGCCGTAGGGCCGTCGCCTGGCAGGTCGGCAATCCCGGGGCGGTCGCGGCACTCGCCTACACCCAGGGCGAGCTGCGCGCCAAGAGCCGCGATCTCGCCCGGCGCAACGCCTGGGCGGCCGCGGGCATCGAAGCCTTCGTGGCCAATGCCATCGGCACCGGCATCAAGCCGCAGAGCATGGTGACTGATGCGGCCGTGCGCGAGGCCATCCACGCGCTGTGGTGGGACTGGGTGGAGGAGGCCGATGCGGCGGGCTTGACCGACTTCTACGGCCTGCAGGCACTCGCCACTCGCGCAATGCTCGAAGGCGGCGAGGCGCTGGTGCGCCTGCGCTGGCGCCGCCCGGAGGACGGCCTCGCGGTCGGCCTGCAACTGCAGGTGCTGGAGCCCGAGCACCTGCCGACGACGCTCAACCGCGACCTGCCCTCGGGCCACGTCATCCGCGCCGGCATCGAGTTCGACCGGCTCGGGCGGCGCGTGGCCTATCACCTCACCCGCTCGCACCCCGGGGACGGGAGTCTGGCGCCGATGTCCGGCACGGGCGGCATGGAGACCGTGCGCGTGCCGGCGGACGAGGTCATCCACCTGTTCCGCCCGCTGCGCCCGGGGCAGATCCGCGGCGAGCCCTGGCTTGCACGGGCGCTGGTGAAGCTGCACGAACTCGACCAGTACGACGACGCGGAACTGGTGCGCAAGAAGACCGCGGCGATGTTCGCCGGCTTCATCACGCGGCTCGCCCCCGAGGACACCCTGATGGGCGAAGGGCTGCCGGACGCGCAGGGCGCGGCGCTCGCCGGGCTGGAACCCGGCACCCTGCAGATCCTGGAGCCGGGCGAGGACATCAAGTTCTCGGCGCCGGCCGACGTGGGCTCGAGCTACGGCGAGTTCATGCGCCAGCAGTTCCGGGCGGTGGCCGCCGCCATGGGCATCACCTACGAGATGCTCACCGGTGATCTCACCCAGGTGAACTACTCCAGCATCCGCGCGGGATTGCTCGAGTTCCGCCGCCGCTGCGAGGCCATCCAGCACGGGGTGATCGTGCACCAGCTCTGTCGCCCGGTGTGGCGCGCCTGGATGGAGCAGGCCGTGCTCGAAGGGGCGCTGAGCCTGCCCGGCTACGCCCGCCGCCCTCGGACGTACCAGGCCGCCAAGTGGATCCCGCAGGGCTGGCAGTGGGTCGATCCGCTCAAGGAGTTCAACGCGCTCAAGCTCGCGATCCGCGCAGGGCTGATGAGCCGCTCGGAGGCGATCTCGGCCTACGGCTACGACGCCGAAGACATCGACCGCGAGATCGCCGCCGACAACCGGCGCGCCGATGAACTGGGGCTGGTCTTCGATTCGGATCCGCGGCACGACCAAGCATCGAGGCCGGTGCCGACACCTGCGCCCGACACCGAACTTCAGGACTGACACCGATGCTGCCCCATCTCGCCTCCCGGCTCTTTGGCACGCCCTTGCTCGTCCAGCGCGCCAAGCTCGACCTGATCCTCGCGGTGCTTTCCGAGCACCTCCATCTCGCCGCGCCGGACGTCGCACTCGCGCCGCCGCTGCCGAGGGCCCCGAACCCTGCGGCGTCTGCGTCAAGCTCGATCGCCGTCCTGCCGATCCACGGCACCCTGGTCAAGCGCACGCTGGGGCTGGAGGCGGCCTCGGGGCTGACGAGCTACGCCGAGATCGGCGCGCGGCTGGAGGCAGCCCTTGGCGACCCGATGGTCGCCGGCATCGTGCTCGACATCGATTCGCCCGGCGGCGAGACCGGCGGGTGCTTCGAGCTCGCACGCCGCGTGCGCGAGGCGGCCGCCGTGAAGCCCGTCTGGGCCGTGGCCAACGACGCCGCCTTCTCCGCGGCCTACGCCATCGGCTGCGCCGCCGATCGGCTCTTCGTCACCGAGACCGGTGGCGTGGGCTCGATCGGCGTGATCGCGCTGCACGTCGACCAGTCGGTCAAGGACGCCCGGGACGGCTTGCGCTACACCGCGATCACCGCGGGCGAGCGCAAGAACGACTACTCGCCGCACGAGCCGCTCCACGATGCCGCCCGCGCGGCGCTGCAGGCCGAGGTGGACCGGCTGCACGCGCTCTTCGTCGCACACGTGGCGGCGATGCGTGGCCTGCCCGAGGACGCGGTGCGCGCGACCGAGGCCGCGCTCTTCTTCGGCCCGCAGGCTGCTCGAGCCGGGCTGGCCGATGGCGTGGCGACGCTTGCCGCGGTGCTCGCCGAGTTCGACCGACATCTTTCTGCCGCGCGGCGTCCGTCTTCCCCGCCGCGCCAAGCCCCGACCGGGAAGGCGACCTTACTGCGAGGAACCCCCACCATGACCGACACCCCGCCCGAGACGCTCGGCGTGGATGAGGCCGCCGCCCTGGTGGCCGAGGCCCGCCGCGAAGTGGCGCAGTCCGCGCAAGCGATCGCGCAACTGTGCCTGATCGCCGGCTGCCCCGAGCGCGCCGCCGAGTTCATTGCCGCCGGCCGCACCGAAGCCGAGGTGCGCCGCGCCCTGATCGAGGCGCGCGCCACCCACAGCATGGAGTCGGCCGTGCGCTCGACCCACGCGCCCCAGGACTGGGCCGCCCCCGGCGCCGATCCGGCCGCCTCGCCCGTGGTCGCCGCCGTGAAGAAGCTCGTCCGTCGAGAACCCCTTGACGCTCACCCAAGCCCCCAACCTCGGCGACCTGCTGAAGTACGAGGCGCCGAACCTGTACTCGCGCGACCAGGCGACCGTGGCGGCCGGGCAGAACCTCCCGCTCGGCGCCGTGGTCGGCCGCGTCACGGCCACAAGCAAGCTCAAGGCCCTCGACCCCGCGGCCGGCGACGGCAGCGAAGTCGCCGTGGGCGTGCTCGCGCTGGCCGTCGATGCGACGCTGATCGACCGGGAGGACGCGATCTTGATCGCCCGCCACGCCATCGTCGCGCGAAACGCACTGGTCTGGCCCGCGGGGATCACCACCGCGCAGCAGCTCGCTGCGATCGCACAGCTCGAAGCGCGCGGCATCGTGGTGCGCGACAGCGCCTGATTCCGCCCCTCCCCACACCTCGGACGACCCGCCATTCGGCGGGTTCGTCGTTTCTGGAGTCTCCCGATGCTCAACCCCTTCGATTCCCCCGGCTTCTCGATGGCGAGCCTGACCGCCGCCATCAACCTGATCCCCAACCGCTACGGGCGGCTGGAAGCCTTGAACCTGTTTCCGGCCAAGCCCGTGCGCACGCGCCAGGTCGTCATCGAGGAGTACGCCGGGCGCCTGAACCTGCTGCCCACCCGGCCGCCCGGCTCGCCGGGCACGGTGGGCGAACGCGGCCAGCGCCGGCTGCGCTCCTTCGTCATCCCGCACATCCCGCACGACGACGTGGTGCTGCCCGAGGAGGTCCAGGGCATCCGCGCCTTCGGCTCGGAGACGGAAGTTGAGGCCGTCGCGGGCGTGCTGGCGCGGCACCTGGAGACCATGCGCAACAAGCACGCGATCACCCTCGAACACCTGCGCATGGGGGCGCTCAAGGGCCAGATCCTGGACGCCGACGGCAGCACGATCTACGACCTGTTCGACGAGTTCGATCTCAGGCAGACCACCATCGCCTTCGATCTGGCCAATGCCGCGAGCGACGTCAAGGGCCACTGCTA